TCGCCGTATTCCTGGAAGAGATTCACCCTTGTCTGCAGATACTCAGAGCAGGCTTCCTTGAGCTTCCGCACATTCCTTGCTACTCCATAACCAAATCTCCCCTTTGCCCTACTGAGATAGGGTTCAAGGCTTGTAAGCCGGTTCGCCATCTCGAAATTGGAGATGTTCTCTATGGTTGTTGTACATTCAGTATTCATGGCACTCTCCTTTAACCTACTAATAAGCCGTTGACAAATCTATACGTAGCTGTGTTGCCTGATGCGGACGTTACGAAGGTCTTTGTCCCTGAGAAAGTTGTATATATGGTCGATGAGTTATTCTGCACATGGATTTGACTCGCATATAGATGGATATATTTCTTACCATAAATGATAGGTCCTTCTCCATCGGCCATAACTCCATCAAAATCTATATATCCATATGTTGTATTGCCGTCCATGCCGGTTATTCTGCTACCGTCAATAGTTATATGAAGGGTATCGCCGTACGCGCCGAATCCTATATCTACCGAGTGTAATAATTTGGCATTTGCCAACTCTGCACCACCGGCTGTAAGATGCCCGTTAACATCTACACTGAAAGAACCATTCCCTAAATCGATAGATCCCTTCTTCATTGTCAGGGCTCCCGTGCTCAGGTTAAATGTGGTGTTGTTGTTGACATCTGCAAGTATTCCAGTCGCGATATAGGTGGCATTGATGTACAGCTTGCCGTTCGACAGGTAGATTCCCTGCGTCTCACCGTTATTTGTGAGGCGATTGAAGATCTTCTGCTGGTTGAAAGAATCATCCAAGTCATTCGTTGACTGGTTTCCCGATGTAAGTGCACGGGCCAGGAGCGGGCTTGTGTAAGTGGTCGTTCCGTCCGCCCAGTCTATTTTGCTGCGGGTCCAGTAATATCGGCCGCTCACCCATGTCGGCTGTGATTCGACCCATGAGCCGCCCTCCTGAGTCGTGTTACTCGTAGACAGGTAATACTGCTCAGTAACCTTCGATACCCCGATTCCATTCCCGTTTGCGATCCGTCTTGCAGCGGAATACTGGACAGTGCCGTCCTCAAGAGTCATCTTCGTGCGCGTCCAAAGGTATTTACCTTGCTCCCATGATGCATGGGTCGTCCATGTTGTCGGTGCCACAGATACACTGTCTGAATTTCCATATTCGACATCTGTGGATACAACTAAAGATTCGAGGTCTGATGCCTTTGCTATGGTCGAATTCCCTACCTTCGTTGTCGACGCAAGCTGGAATTCGCCCGTTTCCATGTCCCAGAAGTTATTTCCGGTCGCATCCGTTATTCTTCCGACCTTGATGAGCTTGGCGTCAAGCTCACCCGTTACGATGTAGCTTGCTGAGATCTCGCCATTCATTGTGATGGCGGTTCCCCACGGGCCGTTTATGCCGGTCTTGGAATAAGCAAGGCCGTTCATATCCCATTTCCACATCTTCTGCGCAGTAGACACGCTGTTCGTGTCCATGATCAGGATTCTTTCCGGTCCGTCATTCGGATCCAGGACTACATATCCATGCGTAGCCTGATTGATGATATTGGAGATATTGTCCCTCTCACCTTCTATGACAGCATCTATGGTCTGCCTTGCCTGCTCGATATGCGCTTTTACAGCTGAGTTTTTGGAAGCAGATGCCGATGTATAGCTCCTGGCTTTATATGACGACCCGAAGGTCACTGTATCGGCCTCGGGCTGTGTGAGGTGGTATGTCCTCTGGGATACATCGAAATACCTGTCCATTCCGTGCGGTTCGCTGACCACACGTACTTTCGTGTTCGCCCTGATCGGGGTCACATCATAGCCAAGCGTGTGAAGGTCAACGGCTGTCAGGTCAAGCGTCATATTCGCGTACTGCTCATCTGTGAGCCATCTGAGGCCGGCAGTTTTGAGGTTCGCCGGGACCGTGATATCATCGAATTGGACGATCTTGCAGATGAAGCCATAGCGTTCCACAGCTGAGTTGATCTGTATCGTGTCACTGCCGTCGTTGACGCTCTCAATGGTGAGGTAGGCGTCAAGGGCTGCTATTTCGGTCTCTTCGAGCATTGCCCCCAGCGGTATACACGCGGTAGCAACATTGGTATAATCGGTGTCCCTCGCATAATCGATGAGGTTCTCGCCGAGCTGGATAGGCTGTTCCACCGTATCTACATCGGCCAGGATGTCAAGATACCGGCGCGTCCCGGATTTGCGGACTTTCAAGTGCCCGCCGAGCCGTCCGACGATCTTGTCCAAAATGTCATCCAGAGTGGTCTCGCGGTTCGTGTATCTGTAAAGTGAATCGTTGTTGTCGACAACGGTGACCACCCCGACTTCAAATGTCTTGTCGATCGGGCCGTAGTTGCTTACCTGTGCGTTATGCTCTGTAAGGAGCGTCCTGAAGAACTGGAGCGGTGTGACGTTATGAAGCTCCCTCCGGGGCTGAATGGAATCGTACAAAAAAGCAAGCTCACCCTCGCAGGTGAACTTGCGCATCCGGTAAAGATCCTCACCGTCATCTATTGGCCGTCCACGGAAGATCTCTTCCGAATCTTCATACACCCTGATATCTGATGAAAGCCCTACGACTTTATCAAGATACGGATGGTCATAAGACATGCTGAAAGAGAAGCTCCCGGGAGCATTATCGGCAGTGACGACCTCATCATCGTATATCGTAAGGACATCCGAAGTGGGGTCATGCAGCGTGTAGGTCATGCCGCCGTAAAGACATGTGACCTTGTACATATCACAGTTCCCCCCTTTCGTAAGTCAGTGTGATTGTGGTCGCCTCGGAGAGGTTGAAACGTACGGTGTTCGAGCCGCTTGTAAAATGTATCTCAGGAATAACATTCTCACCTGCAACGAGCTGATATACCGTACCTTTGTAGCTCACTGAGGCGGCTTTGTTCGTGGTGAAGGTAACCGGACCATTGTAAGTCTTGCCCTGCGGATATCTGTAGCTGGAAGAAGTCATGTCGTACTCGACCGTGTACTCTTCGAGCTTATAGGGAAATGCCTCATCACATGTGAACGTGACCTTCGCGGTGACGTTGTTCTCCCTCTCGAATTCGAGCTTGAACCGTCCTTTGTAGTACCAGTCAGGATCGGGCGAAAAAACGACCTTACTTTCTGTCCCGTTGAACAGCTTCATCAGTGTGGATTTCAGCGCCATGTACTCCGCAGTCTTGATGTCCCTTATGTGGAACATTATCATTATGGGACGGGTGCTGTAATTAACTTTGCCGTTTAGGGCCAGAGTCGCATCAAGCAACCCCGGCCTTCCCGGAACTTCTATGTATTTTGTGAGGGCTACAGGGGATCCTGTGTCGTAGTCAAGAAGTTCCATCTTATAAGTGGTCAGCATATTTGTACCGTTGATGGTCGCATATGCATGTGCTTCTCTGCTCATTCTTTTCAGTTCCCCTTTCCTCTGTCATTTTCCTGTTTATCAATCCTGTACATCTCGTGGTTGACTGCCGGCGTGATCTCTTTCGCAAACCTTCTCTTGTCGATAGTCAGCTCTGTTTCCACGACGATCGGTCGGTCACCCTCGAGCGTGCCGGAGACGTTCACATTGTGCGTGTTCATCCTTTCGGCCCTTGCCCGTTCATATTCCTGTTCGCCCGCTTTCTCAAATGTGAGCTTCGACGCTTCCACGTCGACCGTGGCCTGCATGCTCTCCACAAGGCCCCGCATTTCGTTATTCGCCGTCTTTTTGAGTCCCGGCATGGCATCCTTGATACCTTCACCGGCTCCCGGCGGTATCCAGCGTCCTACTTCCTTTGCAAATACCTTTGACGGGGACGCTATTCCAAGCCCGTCCTTGACGCCGTCCACGATTCCGCCGAAGAAATCGCATACGGAATTATAGAACCAGTTGAACTGGTCGCAAATGCCGTTCCAGACTCCGGTTACGATATTCGCACCGATGTCCATCATCGTATCCGGAAGACCGGACACCGTGTCGACGAACTGATTGAAGAAGTCGGTCGCTGCCTCTATTCCTTTATTTACGAGGTCAGAGCCGAAGTCAATCACTCTGTCGATCGTGGAGCTGAGCCACTCGCCCATTTTGTCCGGAAGCTGGCTTATCCACTCTGTAATCCCGTCAAGAGTGTCCTGCGCTGCCTGTACGGCCTTGTCGAGGGTTTCCTTCCCCCAGTCTGCGACCTTCTGTATCGCGTCAGAGAGCCACTCCCAGATCTTTCCGGGGAGCTCAGAGAAGAATTCGACCACGCTCTCTATGATTTCAGGTACAGTCTCTGTCAGGTAGTCCCAGACTCCCTGGCCCCACTCAATGACTTTGTTTGCGGTTTCACTCAGCCATTCCCAGATTTTCCCGGGCAGTTCCGAGAAAAACGTTACGATGTTCTCGATGATCTGCGGGATCGTTGTCGTTACCCAGTTGAAGACGTCCGCCCCGAACTGGATGACCGCTGCTATGAGCTGTCCAAGCATATAGCCGAGGTTGTAGGGCAGCTCCGTGAAGAACTGCGTGACGTTGGCGGTTATTTCCCCGATCCAGGTAACAATCGACGTGATAAGATTCGTGAAGAACGTCGCAAGCGTCGTGGGCAGCTCTGTGAAGAACGTTGTAATCTTTTCCCATACACCGGCAAAAAACGTTGTGATGGATGTGCCTATGTTGGTGAAGAACGTTGCTATATTTGTAGGCAGTTCCGTAAAGAATGTCGTGACCTTTTCACGCAGCGTGCTAAAGAACGTCGTGACCTTTTCGGGGATCGCCTTGATGAAATCAGCCGCAGATGAGATGAATCCCTTTACGGCTTCTATTGCCTGCCCGGTCTTCGTTTTGATCGTGTTCCACAGGTTGATCCAGAAGTTCCTGAATCCCTCGGATGTGTTCCACAAATAGACGAATGCCGCTGCCACCGCGCCGATGGCAATGGCTATAAGCCCTAACGGGCCGCCTGCGAGCGTCGTAATGACAGACACAAGACCGGCAAAGCTCTTGATCATGCCGAGGGCGGCTACTACCGTCCCTATCGCCCCAGCTACGCTGGAGATCACACCGATGAGCGTGGTCACGATGGTGACTACTTTCGCGATGATCAAAAGCACCGGGCCTACCGCAGCAACAAAAAGGCCTACCTTGACGATGGTCTCCTTCGTTCCTTCATCCAGTGAGTTGAATTTATCCACCCATGTCTGAATGACTCCTACTACCTTTGTCACGATCGGGACAAGCGTATCACCCACGGAAATGGCCAGCTCTGACAGTGCCGACTGCAATATGACGATCTGCCCGCTAAGGTTGTCGTTCATGGTGTCGGCCATTTCCTTGGCCGCACCTGCGGAGTTCTCAAGTTCGGCCTGTACGCTCTTGATGACCTGCATAGCATCGTTCGCGTCAAGGTCATATTCAAACACAAGGTAATCCTGAAGGTCTTCTGCGCTCGTGCCGATTTCTTCAAGGTTGTATACGACCTCGTCGACAACGCCCTTTATGCCGTCACCGGTCTTCATCCAGTACGTGTCGATGTACTTCTGCCAGTTGACTCCTGACTGTTCCACGGCATCTGTTATGCCGTCTATGTCATTGCTGCAGTTCTGGATGGCCGACTGGAGCTTCTCTATGTCATTCGGCGATGCGTTCATAAGAGCGAGGAAGCCTGACATTGCTTCCTGGCCCGCAATGGCTTCTGCTGTGTTCGCCGCCTCGGATTCACTGAGCGTCGAGAACGCGTTTCGGCAGTCGGCTATGATATCCGACAAATCCCTCATGGAACCGTCGGCATTGGCAACTGCAACGGTCATGTCACCGATTGTGATACCGCCGTTTTTCGCGGCTCCTGCCATCTCGTTGAACATCTTCCTGAGCGAAGTACCGGCTTGTGAGCCCTTGATGCCCGCATTGGCCATAAGGCCTATAGCCTCAGCCGTGTCCTCGACCGAGAAGCCAAGGGCACCGGCTACCGGCGCTGCGTACTTGAACGTTTCGCCCATCATGGAGACGTTCGTGTTGGCGTTGCTGGAAGCAGCAGCCAGAACGTCCGAGAAATGACTTGAATCCTGTGCCGAAAGCCCGAAGGCGGTCAGCGCATCCGTTACGATGTCGGATGTAGTGGCGAGGTCTTCGCCTGATGCCGCGGCAAGGTTCATGATACCTTCGATACCGCCCAGCATGTCCCCGGTCTTCCATCCTGCCATAGCCATATATTCCATGGCCTCTGCAGATTCCGTGGCCGAGAACTTCGTTTTAGCGCCCATCTCTCGTGCCTTGTCACGGAGATCGTCAAAATCCTTTCCTGTGGCTCCTGATATGGCGCTGACCTTGCTCATCTGCGCATCGAAGTCAGCAGTGGTCTTCACCGCTGCCCCTGCGATACCTGCGATACCTGCGGATATGCCAAGGAACGATCTTGTGACGGTCTCATATCCCTTCTCGGAAATGCCGGTTATCTCGCTTATGCCCTTGGCAAACCCTGCGGTATCGAGCTTTGTATCAAATTTCAAGCTGCCATCATAGCCCATACTCTATTCACACCTCTCTTTCTGAGGCGGACCGGGAGTTATCGGCTCTTAATGGCTCTACTTAACTTGCTGTCCTTTCTCGATCTTAATCTCAAATACCTTCTTACAATTCCTGCCCTTACATGTAATGAATAGGCCTCTGCTTTCAGCCCCTTCGGAGTAGCTTACCGGCATCCTGTATCCGCAGTAAGGGCATTCTACTTTTACGGTCTTTTCTTTTGTACTCATATATTACATGCCCTGTCTGGCAAGAACTTCGGAAACATCACCTCCGTGCATGAGTGCATATTCAAGGCTTTCCTGCTCTTCCTGCTTCTTCTTGGAGATTGGAAGGGCGTGTATAGACTTCATCTTTCTGAGGAACGCTTTCTCTCCTTTGGACATCTCCTTTGTGATCCTTGCTGTCCTGTAGCCCATGATCTTGCAGAGCTGGCAATCGGGATTCAGGCCTTTGAACAGCGCCCTGAACTTCCACCAGTGCAGATTTTCCGCTGTTGACAGATCTATCCCGTACTGCTGCAAGAACGCAGCGAAAATATACTCATCATCGTAATCGTACGAATACGCTCTCTCAGAATCCGCTTTTGACGTGTCGTCCGCCTCGCCCTCTTCCTGATCGTCTTCTTCCATCCCTTTTTTATTCGGTTCCTTGTCGGAGCGTCCGCACCTGTAGAACCACGATATAGCGCGAAAGATCTCTTTCGGGTCTTCCTTATAAGGCGGATCAGGGAAATACAGATCTATCGCCTGTATGACCTTCTCTCTGTCCGAAACGTCCTCGTCCTGCATCAGGAGCTCGAAAAGCACGGATGCACGGAAGTCCGAATTGATCCGATACTTCCTGCCTCCGATCGACACTTCATCCGGGGGGATGTCTATCATGAGGTTCATAAACGCTCCCCCTTACTTATGATGCTTGCCCATGCTCCTTCTCTGCTTTCTGTTCCCGGGTTTGAACTGCGCGTCCCTTGCGTTGATGCGGCCAAAGCTGTACTTCTCCTGGATCGCGCTGACCTTTTCGTTTATATCCTTGGACATTTCAGCGACCTGGGCGAATCCTTCCAAGCGAATCTGGAAATCGTTGTTGTCTCCAAATACTTCCAGTGCGGTGCCTTCCCCGAAAAGGTCATCGAAGAACTTGTCAATGTGCCGGCACTGGATTCTCATTCCATCAGCGGTTGATTTTCCTTTATACTGTGTCGGCTCCTGAACATCCTTCACGATCCTCTGCATAAGGTCCTGGTAATTTTCCAGTTTATCTGCATCGAGCAGGTTAATTTCGAGTGTTACTCCGTTAATAATTGTCTCTGCCATGAATTTACTCCTTTTCCGGCTATCAAGTCTTTTCGGGGTCTATGTGCTCAGCAGTCAGGTCAGGGAGCTGCCGTGAACGCCCTTGTGGATGTGTTGAAGGTTCCCTGTACCGGATCGCCGACCGCATTCAGGTTTCCGGAGATCTGCATCTTGTTCTCGCCCGCGATCGAGGATACCTCGATGGAGACGACGAACTTTCTTGCCTTGAACGTGTTCGCCGTTGTATCCGCATCCCACAGCTCTACGCGGACATACTCACGTTCCGCATCACCGCCCGTAAGGTGGTTGCGGCCGACTTCATAGATCGTATTAATTGCTGCCTCTTCTTTTATCTGGTCGGCTTCGTACGGGAACGACGTCTCGTAACCGACTACGGAAGTGGATGAGGAACTGTCGCAGACATACTTCACTGATTCTGTCTGTGCGTTCGGCTCTTCGTCGAGAGTCGTAAAACCGGTTCCCATAAGCGCCCATTCAGGGTCTGCTGTTGTGCCGACATTCAGGTAGTCGGCATACTGATGTCTTCTGATTACATTCGGCATATTATTTCTCCTTATAGTAGGTCAGTTGTAACTGGATCTGATAACGGGCCATTCTGCCCGATGCGTCAAACAGGTATCCGGGTGAAAGGACTGCCAGCTCGAAAGGGCTGCATTTCTCCGGCATTTCAGGAAGCATCCCTTTGCTGTTCTGATCCTCCACCCAGTTGGAGAACTGTTCGTAGAACTCACTCTTTGCGATGTTCTCCACCCTGTCCATGGAATAGTATTCCTTGCTGCCAAAATTAAACTGATATATCCTCTCGCTGTCACCGTTAACGTAGGTCCTGACGACAGGCGTGAAGATCCCCGGTTCTATGGCGTATTCTACAGGCTTGTCACTCATTGCATTCACGCGGAACGTGCCGTCCTTCAGGAGCGGGCAGTTCATGAAGTAATTCGTGATGCCTTCAAGAATCGAAAAGGTCACTCTTACACCTCCCTCATTCGATTTTCTGTGCCCCTGCGAGGATTTCCTCTTTGTGGGCTGTCTTCATCCGGTCAAACCATCTGGATCCCCGGTTCGGGTCATAAGAACGGGTCTGTGCAGTTTCGTAATACTGCTTCTTGGCATAAGGCGCGGTGTATACGAGCTCACCGCTCCCGATCTTTGTTCCGCGCGTACCGGACCGGATGAGCTCACCTGACTTTCTGGGGGTAAGCGGATCGCACAGCCTCAGACATTCGCTGTCTATGTACTTCTGCACACGCTGAATGTGCGCATTCCGGTTAGACGCAAAATTCGAATCCCATTTGAGGAAGGCCGTGTTAAAAGGCTGCTTGATAGACATAATTTAGAATCCCCCCAGTCTCCAGTGTTTGGTATACTTCGTACCCCTTATGGTGTTGTCGGCATAGGTGTTGACATTGAAGAATTCATTCCTGAAGCGTTCAAAATCCGTCTCGTTCACGAATTCCTCCCCTTCGTAGAGGTCGAGGATGCCCTTGAACACGTAACAACCGTGCTGGATGGTCCAGTATCCGACCCTTACGTCGACAGGAAGCTCATAATAGTCATCAGCATTGATGAACTGCTTGCCCCCTTCAATGCGGGCCGTGAGCGGAATCCTCACGGTGTATTTTGCGTTCCCCCTGTGGGCTGTTCCTTCCTGTGAGTCTGTATGCGAGGCGTACCAGGAAACGCCATAAATTTTAGTGGGGATGTAGATATCCCTGCGTCTCTCTCCCGCTGCCTTGTTGAAGATAGTGATGTCCGCATTGACCGTGATCATTCCGGCACCACTCCCTTCCATACGTCCCACCTCTTTGACCAGCCTTTGAACATCAGCCCTGTATGGGCCAGATATTCGCAGATAAGATCATCTGCCTCAGCCATGCACGCCGAGGAATCCTCTGCGTCCGCCTTGGAACTGTTATCCGCAAATGTGATGCTGTAGCCGTCATTTGATTCGGACTTGATTGCCCCGTTCCCGGACGCTTCAAGTCTGGCCTGCTTTTTCTGATCGTACTCATACATAACATCAGCGGCACTGCATACGGCATCGAATACAGCATCCGGAAGGACGGAAGCTTCGAGCTTCGATATCCTTCCGAATGTGAGATAATCAACCCTTATGCTGGCCTTCATAGCCCATTTCAGGAACGACTCTTCCGGAATCTCTGCACTATAGAAATTATTTGTATAGTACTTGTAATCAACATAAGGTTTGTCCATATGACCGCCTCCCGGATCAGCCCAGGGACTTGATCATTGCGATCGGGATCAGCTTGTGCGGGAATTTCTTCGTACCGGCGCCGTTCTTGACGACTGACCAGTTCGCGCCGTTTGCCAGCTCTGCGTCTGTCGGAGAATCGGTAGCCTGAGACTTCATCTCGTAAGAGATACCCTTCGGTACCCACATCTTTCTCTGACGGCTGTAGAGCAGATCCTTGCCGCCGTTCGTCTTCGGGTCACGGTCAACTTCGGACGGGACCTTGACGCCGCAGTTGCAGTACTCGATGGAGCCGCGGCCGAGGACGTATGTGGTGTAGACCGGATCCGTGCCGGACGTATCGACCGGAACGCCATCATCGATCATGCAGAGGCGGCCATTGATCGTTCCGAGTGTCGTCTCTCTCTGGATGCCGTCCGCGTCGTTGTACATTGCGTACTTAAGGATCTTGAGGTTCTCAAGATTCGTCGCGACTGTGGAGTGCATAACGGTCAGGGCGAAAGCAGCCTTATTGTCGCCGCATGCCTTCTGCATTGCGGTATTCATGGTCGTGCCGTCGAGGCAGCCCACTTTACCTTCGGAGTTTGTGATCGCCGTAGCGTCATAAAGGTGATTGTTGATGAAGTCCGTGTTTGTAGCCCCGGTCATGGCGAACACGCCCTTCAGGATATTTACAAGCGTATCCTGGTCTACGCCTTCCCAGTACTCATTGACCTGGCTCGCTGCCTGCTTCAGGAAATCAACTCCGCCCGTGATGTCGAAAGAGAAGTCATTCTCTTCCCATGCATTCGCGCGGCCTACAACAATCTTGCCCTGCATATACGTGTCAAGGCTCGTTGCCGTGATATCCGTCTGGCCATCATAATTGACCGGAGTGCCGTCAATACGGCCCGTGATCGCCTCCTTGGTGTAATTACCACCTCTCTGATCACGCATCGTCTGTGCGTATTCCGGACGCTGCACGAGCACGCCGGACTTGATGAGCCTGTTCAGGTGCTCATTCGGAAGTGTCTGGATGTAGCCCTGGAAAACCTCGTCGTTCCAATATTTGGCATCGAATAAACCTGCCATAGTATTCCTCCTTAATGTGTCTTATCGATATTAGACGCCTTTGAGGAGTGATCCTACATCGGCGTCCGGATGGCTGTTCTTGTAAGCCATCGCCTGTGCGAGTGTCATGCCCTTCCCGCCGGGCGGGGTGGACGTTCCTGAATTATTGGGATTTGTCTGGGTGAAGAACGGCAGCGGGTTCTGTGCCGGCTTCGGGGCTGCAGATGCAGGATCCGGTGTTTTCGGAGCTTCCTCCACCTTGAATGCATCGGCGTAGGTCTTCCTGTAGCCCTTCATGAGGTCGTCAGCGCCTACAAGAGCGCCGTCCTTGACTGTAAGCCCCTGTTCAGCAGAAAGCATGTCACGGATTCCCTTTCTGGCCAGAGAGGACGTGAACTTTGTTCCGTTCAGGTACTGGTCAATCAGGTGGTCCCTCTCCTGCGCTGTGAGCTTGTCATTGAGGGCTTTCGTCTCCGTCTCATACTTCTTCTTCCAGTCTGCAGCTTCCTGCCTGACTGTCTCGATCGTAACCCCGTCCTTCTCAAAACTGGCAAGCTTGCCGTTCGCATCTTTGAGCTGAGTCTCGAATCCATCTGCACGGGTCTTTTCCCTGTTGAATTTCTCCTGCGAGACATATCCGCCCGCTTTGAGGTCTACAACATTGATTCCCTTGTCCGCCTCAATGGCAGCGATCAGTTCATCAGCGGTCATTGCTTTCGGCGCTTCGCCGTCTTTTGCTTCTCCAAACAGTTTTCTCAAAAATTCGTAAGCCATAATGTATCTCCTTATTCGCTAGATTTAGTTTAAACGACGGTCAACTCCGTCACGGCTATCTGGACTTGAACACCGTCCAGCTGGCGCTTGGCAGTTTAAACGTCTTACCCGGGACGTATAAAAAGAGGGCTGCGGACAGCCCTCTCTTTTCGTGAGAATTTATAAAGCATGAATTGTAGGCACAGGAATAAATTACCCATTTCCTATCATTTGTCATTGCCACTCTGACCCTCGTGGCAGGGAGATAGTCGGATCACCTCCTTCAAATGCTCTCTGTCGGACTTCTGAGCTGTGTTCTCTTGCTCCGCACCTCACTCACCTCCTCTTTTTTTATATTCCTCTTTCAGGTCAAAACAGGGCAGAAAGCAAGGACATTCGTGTCCCTTCCTGCCGGTTGTCGGTCATTTGTTCGGTCTAAACAGCTTTCGGAATAACTTTCCGGACATAACGGAGATCTCACCCGTTTCTGCCCGGATGACAAAATCACCGCATTTACCCTTGATTCGCCCTCTCTCCGAATAAATCGTGAAACCATAGATGTGACTCGCACCGTCAACGATGCTTGAATTCAGGGAAACCTTCTCGTCGTTTACAGCCTTGTCGAACCATTTCGGCGCCGTGCGATCGTCGTATTTCCTCGTGAACTCAAATGCGTCTACGACAAACGAGTTGCTGCGATAGGTCATGACGGTTCAGGAACAGGGATACACCTGTTCTCCCACTTCTTGTAGGCGTCGAAATAAGCTTCCGACTTATCCCCGTTGAAGGTGATCTCGTAATACATGCCGTCTGAGATGGTCGTGCTGAGCAGTGCCTTGTGATTCTGGAGCGTCTTGCAATACCAGACAACGTACACATCGTCTTCAGCGATGAAAACGTTCTTATCTGACCTGTCGGCATTATCGTTGAAATAATCAACTACCTGATCCTTAGCGAACCGAATAAATTCTTTACTTCCCATCATTCTACTACCTCCCAATCAGTTGCTAACATGTCGGCCTGCGAAGCAAGCCAACCGATCTGTACTCCGGATGTTCCAACAAATGCAAATGCCGCATTGCCGATCGCGTCATGCTGGACATTGATGCAATCCCCTTCGGCATTCTTGTAACTGATG